GCCATCGACATCCTTACCGGTGAAGCCGAGTTTTTTCTGACAGGCGATGGTCTTCTCTCTGGTGACAGCGCCAAAAATACTATCGGCTTTGAGCGAGTAGCCCATCCACTTCAGGAAGTTCTGCCATCTGGTGACGTTTGTCCCTTTGCTTCCCTTTTTTATTGTTTTCGTCGGGAATGCTCCGGTGTACTTTGCCATGTTACATGCCTCCTATTTGAATGTTTTTGCCTTTTCCATTGTCTTCGGTCCGGCGATACCGTCCTCTGTGAGACCGTTATCACGCTGGAAGTGTTTCGTCGCTGATTTCGTGAGATCTCCGAACTTTCCGTCAGCCTTCAGTCCGTAGCTGCCGTACCAGTTCAGGAACTTCTGCCACGCTTTGACGCCGTCTCCGGTGCTGCCTTTTTTCAGGGTCGCCTTCGGGATCGTTCCGGTGTACTTGCGGCTCGGATCGAGTGGCTTTTCATGTGTTGCCGTGCAGATCCAAACCTGCCGGACGTCGCCCTTCATGGATTTTTCATAGCAGCCCCATTTCCAGCCGTCGTGTTTGCGGCCTCCGGAATCTTTAAGATAAAAAAAGTGCTTACCGTTCTCGACCTTGTAATCGGTGAAAGCTATGTAATGGCCTCCTGTCGTCCAGACTGTCCCGTCCGGTCCCTTGGTGGATCCAAATAAAATTACGCCCCTCTTCAGAGACGCACCGTTCAGGATCTTAAAGATGTCGGCCATTGAATCGGCCTGTCTCCAGTGGACTGTATAACCGTAGTTTACGAGTCCCTTCGAGATCCCAGCCCACAGCGTTCCGTGGCCCTTCGTCGCGAACTGGACCATGTACTTCCGGACGTCTGCCGGCGTGTAGTTTTTGTACTTGTCCAGCTCGATCGCACAATGAGTCACCGCGCAGCACCCGCAGCCGTTACCCGCGAACTTGTACGCCTTAGTCGGGTAAGGGAGGGCTCCCCAGCGTGAGTCGGCCTGTCTATAAATCTTCGGATTCATCTTCTGCCTCCTCATCGCTGTTTCTCGGCCTTCTCGGCTCGCATTTCGCCGGTGTGTCTGCAGTTCTCTTCAGACGTAGGCATGTTATAGAACCATGCCAGGAAGCCGAAGAATGCATAGATTGCATCGACAATCAGATCTTCTGTGGTCTCTTTTGACATGATTGTCTTGATCAGGTTGATCGCTGTCATAATGAAAAAGCCCGCCGATATGGCGAACTCTTTCCGGTTCTGAATTAAGTATTTCATTTTTCTCCTTTCGTTCTTTATGAAAGCGTTACGCTTTTCCATTGAGTCCATTTAAGATGAGATCCCGTATAGGCTCTTGCGTATATTTTGTTCTCCCGAACGTTATTTGAATCGTTCCGGTTCCACCTATAATTTCCATCTTGCGTCAACAGTTCGAAGTGCAAGTGTTACGTTCTGCAGCGTAACGCTCGCGTTCGATGCTTTGGCTATTGCAATTGTTTTGTTGGAGTAATGTTCAAGCACTACAGGCGAGTTGCTCGTATTCCCCACCAGCTCAACGATTACTGTGCCGCTCACCATCATCGGCGGATCGGCTATATTGATATCAGCGCTTCTGCGCCATGTGGATGACACCTGTGTTCCAACGGTAACCTGTCCGACATTCCATATCTGCTCCGCTTCGAGCCTTCCGTCTGCATACTTTCTGTAGTACCAGTTATCTCTGATCCCCTCTTCAATACAGACGTGTGTGGCGATGATTGTAATAAGATCTTTCAGTTTCATATCATTCTCCTTTTCCGATTTATCTGTGTATGTCGAGAAGATCCGCCAGCTCGTCGTACTCTGCTTCTGTCATGCTGCAGTCGTCTATCATCACGTCGGCGATGTTCTCGACCGCCGTAATGCTCGTTCCTTCGAAAGTTACCTTGACGATTCCATAGAGTGCTTCGAGATCTCCGCTGTCCAAATCGCCTTCCGTATATTCTGGAACAACCGGTTCTCCTGTAGATGGCTCTCCTTCTATAACGCTCCAGTTGCCGGTCTGTGTTCCATCCAAATTGACGGTAATCTTTGCACAGATAACATCAATACGGTTGACTCCTTGCGAGCCGTTCGACATCGTTATCTCATCATAGGAACCGGGTTCGATGCAGAAGAATCGTCCCTGGATCATGCCAATACCGTCCTTGATCCTGACAAGCGCATTGTTCATGACCTGCGGGGCGAACTTCTCACCGTTGGAGAACACGCACGACTCACGTCCTACGAATGAGCGATGCCATAGACTATCATGCAAAGGCGTGATATGGGCGCTGCCTCTTGCAGCTGTTATCAGTTCCATTTACACTACCTCCTTCCACAGCGTTCCTGTCCCGGTAGTCCCCGGCTCCCAAACATTATTGTCAACAAGTGACTCCCACGTCTTTCCGGAGTGCTTCACTTTGTCGCCTTTCATGTACGGATTAGTGCTTGTCGGCTGCTCCCAATCAGGTATGACGGACGGATCCGGATTCAGCACCTTCGCCCAGAGGCTCGCGGCGTCTTCTGGATCCCAGTCTGCCTGTGACGTATGATCCTGCAGACATTTGTACAGCACGGATTCATAATTGACCTTGTGGCCAGCTACATAGCTGACCCCGTCACCTAACCATTCCGGATAAAGGTTCTGAACGTCGAGTGCCTGTGCGTCATCAAGGTCCTGTGCCTGTATCTTCGCAACCTTAACTGCAGATACGAGAATATCTGTCTGCGATTCTGGTGTGGCTGCCGGCTTATATACCGTGACTCCATATATCTGCCCGGTATACTCTTCTGTCCGGTAGAACACTGTGTATCCTTCATAGGATGCAATCAGGTCATCTTTTTCATATACCTTTATTTTTCTTGTTTTCGTTTCATCTTCAAACATCTCCCTCAGCTCGGAAGGATCTTCTGAGATCGTCTTGATCTCTAGATATCCACCGTTCAGGACGACTGCCTGAACAGCCAATTCAGACAAGTCATTGAAAACAATCTTCACATCTTCACCTCCTATTCAATTATCGCTTCATCTTTTTTCTCACCACCGATCGTGTACTCGATCTTTTCCACGCCGTTTTCGATAGTGTAGATCTTATTTGTGATGTAATCTGAACATACGATTCCGGTAATATAGTCTCTGCCTCCGATTTTGTCTCCGACTGCTACATCTTCTTCCATAATCGCAGCATTCATTTCAAACCTTTCATTGTCCATTCTTTCCTGAAGGCGCTTCGTCCCATCTGTAATTAACGTCGTATCATCTTCTGCGCTCGGGTAGTCATATATCTCACACACTTCGTCCTCGCCAAACTGTGTCTGCACTGTCGATATGACTCCATTCACGTCAACGTACAAGTGCCGAACGGTTCTTTCTGCAAGTTCTCCTTTGCCAAGCAGGATCAGATGATTGACTCCATTTCTTATCTGCTCAATAATGAAGTCAAGCTGGCTGTCCTGTGAGAGTTCTACTGTCTCTGAATAATCGACAACAGGCAGTGCCTGCAGCTGAACATATCCTGCATCTCCGTTTTTTCCCTGTATGTACTTCAGATCCATACGATATGCATCGGTGTATGTGTTTTGCACCTGATTCAGCATCTTTTCGATTCCGTCATACAGGGTTGTATAGCGGTCGAACTGATAGTTCGTCAGCGTGACCTGTGTGTCGATATTTGGAACATAGAACAATTTGTCGAGTCCCGCTTCAGCAATCAGCCCACGCAGAATCGTATTCAGTTCTCCAGATACCGTCTTGTAAGCCTGACCTAGTGGCGGCTGAATAATCTTGTAGTATAGCTTGCCTCTCCAGTTAAGCCCTCCAACGATCACGATATCCTCATCTGTTTTGACCTTCAGCCTTCCGATCTGCCCGCCATACTCTGTCCCCGGAACAAACACCCTCGCTCCTTTTGTGAGATCATCCCGATATATGTCCGTTGGTACCGTAAGCTCAAAATCCTTCTCATTTGTCATATCGACATCGTATTTCTTGAATTCAAGCATTCGGATCTCACGTCCTGTTTTTGTCGCGAGTATCACCATTTCGGTTCACTCCTTTCAAGGAACAGTTTCAGGTCGAAGCCATACGTGCCTTCCCATGTGAACGTCAGCTCTCCGCTTGGAATACGTTGGAATATCGAATTTTCCTTTGAACGCAGGTCGAATACGTTTTGCTGTGCGACCCCTGAAATCCACTTAATCACTTCGTTGTCTCTCGACTTGATCACCAGATAATCATTGGCTTCCAGTGTAGTGTAAATCTGATACGGATAACCGTTGATTCTAATGACCGGATTAACGCAATATCCGAATATCGTCATCTCGAATTCGCTGTCTGTATAGTGGTCGACATTCCATTTGCTGACACCTTTTACTACGTGCGTGTAGTCATAGGAGTAGTCGTGATCATAGTCAAGAAATGCGTCATCCCCTTCTGTGCCGATCTGCGGGTAAAATGATTTTGTGACTTCGTTTACCCAGAACGGATAGGTGAACAGGAACGCTATTTTCTTCACGTTCGTCCGGATCCCGCTCTGCCACATCGAATTCTCTGACGATATGACAAAGCAGTTTATATATTCACCTGAATCTTTTAAGATTAGCTTCCCTGGGGTCTTGTTGATCACATCGTATTCTGTGACCCTGAAGAACTCATTAAGGTAATACTCAAACTGTGCCTGTGTGTCTGCATGTATCACAAGGTCCATCTGCAGTTTCTTGCTATTTCTGGTGAACCGGTTCAATACACTTTTCTTCGTTCCTGAAGCCGTAAGGTCTGCATCCCATTCAAAGTCATACAGAGGCTCATCCTGAAGATAGTATGGAAAAGATGACAGATCTATGCGTGCACCCTGACTGTTCTCATATACAAGATTCATCATACTGGTATCACCCTCCTTACGACTCTTCCGAATTCTCTATTGTCGACATTGATACCCATGCCTTCGAGCGCTTCGATCAGCCCCGCTTCAATTGCAGGCGCAAGTTCTCTGACTCCGTCCATCACAGCTTCCCTGATATCATCAGGTGTTACGCTGTACGTGTTTGCTGCGCTGACCGCATCTATCACGTATTTCTGCAACGTGCTGATCGGCGCCACCGCTTCGGGACCTGCTTCACCAACAATGCTGTTACCATTCAGTAGGGTCGGCCTGGAGAATACAGCTCCTTTGGCATAGTACTTCGTAATGGTCGGTATGTACGCTGTGGTGCCTCCTTTGGAGGAACTTGACCATGATACTGAGAATTTAGGTACTTTCGCTGATATCGTAACGCTGCCCTTGATGTTCTTTATTTTGCTCGTAGCTGTAACGAATTTGTTCAGCGCTGACGTCACAGAATTGAACGCGGAAACAGCAGTGCTTCGGTAGCTGTTCGCACTTGATGCGGCACTCGTAAACGACGAGACCGCAGTTGACCGAAATCTTCCCATCGTCGTGGATAGCGTTGTTGCAGTCCTTGCAAGCGTCTGCAAGACCATTCCTGCAGTTCTTGAGGATGTGACTATCCCTGCCATGCCTCTGCTGACAGCCGATATCCCTGCTCCCGCACTGCCTATCTTTCTTATACCGCTTGCTGTTGCTCCAAGGGTTGCAATCAGGTCTCCCAGTTTCAACTTGACCAATGATCTGATCCCTGAAGCCATTCTTTCGACCCCGGTTCCGGCCATTAATGCTGCCGATCCCATAGATCTGAATACTCCTGCAACAGAGTTCAGCACCCCGCTTATAGCTGCACCCACAGATGTTATGACACCCGATATGCTATTCATTACGGTCGCCACAGTGTTTCCAAGCGACTGGAACAAGGAACCGACCGATCCAAGAACAGACGATACGACGGCTCCGGCTGTTCTAAGAACAGACGAAACTACGCTTCCAAATGTACGAAACACCGCTATTGCACTCATGGCAAACGTCACTACAATCCCCCGCACCGAATTCAGGATTCCGATGATGACAGCACCGGCAGTTCGTATCGTTCCTGTGATTGTCGATATGATCTTGCTGATCCCGCCTGAGGCATTGCCTATCGCCGTTACCAGCAGCGCTACGCTTGTACATACCAATGCCGCTCCGGCGCTTACCATCAGGATAGCCGCACCGAAGGCAAGCATCCCACCTGCTCCCGCTGTCAGAGCTGGACCAGCTAACGCCATCACCGCTACCAGTCCTCCAAGTGCGAGGATCATCCCTGCGAATACTCCGATTGCAAGTCCTCCGCTATTAGCAAGTTCTATTGCCGCCTGCGCCATGAATTTGAATCCCAGTCCAGCCATGAGCACTCCAGCACCAAGCAGCGCAACTGCGCCGCCAGCAGCAAGGAAATTCAATCCCATCGATGAGACCTTTGCTCCTGTTGTCATAGCTGACCCACCGATAGTTTCTACCGCCTTACCTGCCTTTCCAAACTTACCGAGCACTCCGACGACCTTTCCTGCTACGCTGAACATGGTTCCCATCATTTTGATGGCAGGACCTATCCCAAGCACGATTCCTATGAATGCCATCTTGCCTTTTGGACTCAGATCCATGAACCACTCCCCCAGCGTCTTAACAACGGTCAGCAGAGGCTGTATCTTCTGGAATACTTCTTTGGCCTTACCGCCCATGGCGTCCCATTCAACCTTACCTGTGCGCAGGTAATTGACGACCTGGCCAAAAACCTGGCCGAACACTTTGCCCCACTTTTCGGCGACAGGTTTAACGGATTCGCTTATCCATGTACGGAATTCTTCCAGTATGGCATGTGCCTGACCTGCAAACGACTTGACGTCGTCAGTCGACCCCAGGAATGCCTCACCTACACGGCCTATCGCTGCGCCGATATTAGCGATGGATCCAGTGATAGTCTGAGAACCGATATCCTTTGCTACATTCGGCCCAAGCGTTTCAAATGCCTGCTGCAGTTCCTCGATGCCTATTTCTCCATTTGCCAGAGCTTCCCGGACTTCATCCATGGACTTCCCTGTTGCCTTTGACAGAAGCTGCATGATAGGTACGCCTCTGTCTGCAAGCTGGTTCAGTTCTTCGGCTGTCATTTTGCCGTTGGTCGCGACTTTATTGAAGATCGCTCCCATCTCGTTCATCCCCACTCCTGCCAATGCAGATGCATTCGCGACGTTTCTCAGGTATCGGTCCATCTTGTCGCCTGCATTATCGCCAAGAGCAGCCGCAGCTGCTGCCGCAGTGGTCATCGCATCCGCCATGGAATACGCCGTACCATCGACCGCATTTCCAGCTGCCGTAGTAATCTTCTCGACATCCTCCGCCGATGTGCCGATCGCCTTCAGCTTCACTCTGGCATCATCGAGTTGTGTCATTCTGGACCAGCCTTTGGCAAGCGTCATCCCGGCAAGTGCTCCGCCTGCCACAAGCGCTGGCTTCGTTACGTGGCTGGTGATGGACGAACCAACAGACTGCATACCGCTTCCGATGCCGCTCAGTTTGCCCTGCAGATTCTTGAGACCGCTTTTTTCAACTGTTTTTTCTAATGTCTGAAATGTGGCCCCGGCGTCGCTCATAGCCTTTTCAAAGTCTTTTGCGTCGCCGGTCACTTTTACGGAGAGAACATAATCAGCCATGTCCTTTTTCCCTCCTTTCCAATAAACGTCTCAATTGTGGAAGTCTGCCATTGTTGGCATAGATCTTCTCGACCCATGATTTGTCCGAGTCCTCACGCTTTACTTTGGCCATTATCGTCTTCAATTCTTCCGTGTCCGATTTCTTAGGCCGCTTCTTCCACAGAGGTTTCCACCTTTTCCCCTTCTTACGATTGACATTGGCGATCGCATTTGCGACAGCGTTGTTTATCAGCGTTGTTTCCGTTACGATCTTGTTTTCGTAAGCCTTCATGATGAAAGCCTTTTCTGTTTGTGTGAGAGACTCGTAATCTGCCCGCGACATGTGGAAGTTGACTAAGAAAAAAGCGAAGTCAGTATCGAACCGATACCGCTTCGCCTCTTCATCGTCTTCTGTCCCGCCTGCGGGGAGATATTCAAAGTCGATTAACCTTCGAGGAAGAAAAAAGGACAGTCTTCCTGCAAAGCCTCCACGATCAGCGCAGACAACGCAGCATACCCGATATCTCCAATTACCTGGCGGAATGCTTCCTCACCCATCTTTGGCTGGATATATGGACCGTCTACTTTTTTCAGAGACTGTACGAACATGACCCTGAGGTCCGCCAGAGCGATCATTCCCTGATTCTCATAGAAGTTTCTGATGATCGGCTTACCGGTCGTCTGTTCTATGATGTCGATTCGTCTGTCGCTGAACACGAATTCGTACTGTTCTCCCTGTACTTCGATCTGTTTCTTCATTTTCTTCCTCCTGCTGGTTGTTATTCAATGATCACTGTAGCTTTGCACGTCTGCGGTGTTCCTGATGTGGAGTCTGTGAATGTGACTTCCGCAAGACCTGTGGACGCTGACGAGCTTACACTGATCGTTGCAATGCCGTCAGATACAGATGCAGTAACTCCAGTTGCTTCGGATGCTCCGGTCACCGTGCCAGTTGCACCAATGATCCTGACTTCCGCTGTGTTGGATCCAGAAGACGGCTTCGCGATCCTTACAAGGTTCGGTGTTACATACATCGATGTAAGATCCGTCAGAGCACCGTTTCCTGACAGGGTGATGGAATATGTCATGCCGTCGTCATGCGGCGCTTCGAGCGTATACTCGGTGACGTACGCCAGACCGCCGAACATGTCGCTACCTGTTTTGTTGTTAACGACCTTGATGCACACAGGATCGGAGTTCTCGAACGCATTCGTCAGGACCTTATGAGATTCATCAGATCCGACATACAGTCCGTCAGTGTCGATCGACCACTCTTTCATCCCTGCGATGTTGGACTTCCATCCGCCTTCTGTGTCTTTGCTGGATACCTCGATCGTATCCGCTGATCTGTTGATAGTCAGCCCCTGCTGGCCCGCTACCGCGAGAAGCTCAGAGCCTGTCAGATCCCATACCTGCAGCAGGATATCCTTTCCTGCGATAGCTGCTGCTGCAGTTGAATTGAAATCGCAATATGTGTCATATGCGAACAGCTGTAATTTGTTTTTGAACATTTTTTCTCTCTCCTTATACCTTTACCTTTGCTCCATAAGCTACCATGAACTCATATGAACAGACAGCATGTTTCTCTTCGGTTTCATCCTTCTTGATGATCTGAAGGCCATTGTTCTTCTGCCACATGAGCCAAAAGCCCTGCGGAAGGGTTATTTCTTCTGTGAACGCTTCCTCAAGACCCTGTATGAGTTCGTAGATGCCTTTTGACGATCCATATTCATCTGCCGGAGCAATGGAATGGATGTATACCGTAAAGACGTCCCTGAACATCGTTTTGCTGTTCTCGGGACGCTTGCCTACAACTTCTGCGAAATAGAACGGACTTTCCGCATTCTGCGGGACTGCATCATAGCATCTCAGTCCAGTCTGTCTTTCTACAAGTGCCTGCACGGCAGATATCAGATCCACCAGACCAAGCTGTATCAACGCCATATCTATCACCTAAGCCTTTCTGATCATATTCAGAACGTCTTCTTCAAATATCGGGGACTGTGCCTCAACATTCCGCTTGAGGAAATACTGGCCTGCGACCCAGCCTCCGCCTCTGGTCCTGTGCCCATATTCCACATGAGCGGCATACTCTTTTCCGTATCCCATCTCATCCATGGATATCGCACTGCTCAAACGCAGTTCTCCTGTATCAACAGGTGTCCCTCCCGGAGCTCTCGCTCTGTTCAGCATCTGCGTCAACGATTTCTTCGTTATCGCCTCCATTTCCAGCTCCGTCAGCCGCTTCAGCTCCGTTTCAAGCCCGTTCTCATCTAATACTATAACTTTCATTGTTTGTGCACCTTTCCCTGGATCACCGTCCACCTTGGTGACAGATCTATCACCTGCGTGATCTCATAAGAGATCACGTCGATTACTGCTCTCTGGAACACCGGCAGCAGGGCAAACTTCAGCGGTAAAAGAAACCGCTGCTCGTCTCTCGTCACATCCCGTCCCTCCAGCGCAATCTGCTCATCCGTCCACGGTGTAAACCTTGCGATCGTTTCCAGTACCGTTGTCCATTCCGGATCGGTTGGGTTCCCAAGTGCATCAGTTCCTCCAGGCGCTCTCTGTTGGAGTGCGCAATGCTTCCAGATCATATGAACTTCACCACCTTCGTCTGAGTTGAGTTTTCTTCATCGTCTGTGTGCGCATTTTTGTAGTCCTCGATCTCGCCTTCATATTCGGCCAGAATGTCCTCTACAAACGATGTCGTGATGTTCGATGCCCCTTCTGAGGATATCCCCTCATAATAAGTCCTTCTCCACATCTTGACTGTGGCATCCGCACAGATCGTTTCAAAAACCGACGGAAGCGTCTCTGTCCCCAGACGGAGACAGAGACGGTCTATGATGGTGTCAATATAATTCTGAAGCTGCGTATTAGGTGCCTCAGTCGTATCCGGGATCCTGAGCCGGACACGCTCCAGAATCGTTACTGCCATGATGGCCTCCTGTCGTTACGCTTTTGCTACAACGGTTGCACTGCCGACTTTTCTTGCCTTGCCGGCAGAGGTGCATTCTGCAACGGTGATCTTCTTTCCGGAAGCCGCTGTGATATCTGCAGATCCGTCCCATGTAGTCCACGCTGACAGATCATCATCATAATCCACGGTCTGTATAGCATCATCCACCTTGTACTTGTAGATGTCGCCTGACGCTGCTGCCGGCGTTACGGTGATTGCAGTATCTCCTGAGTCCGTTCCCTCTGCAGACGTGACCGTCAGAGCGCCGAGCACATTAACGTTTACCGTGTATGTGGTCGTGATAGTGCTGTCCAGTTCATCTGTGACAGTTATCTCCAGTTCGTCTGTCGTTCCGGTCCCGGACCATGTTGCATTGCTGTTGTTCGTGAATGCTTCGTCATTCAGAGTAATAGCTATTGTGTCGCCTGGGTTTTCGGCTTCGGCTACTACCTTGTTGCTAGCATTGGTCGTAGTTACTGCCGCTGTAGTGCCTGTTCCGAAATCAACAGTTTCCCCGCCTATCTTCAGGCTAGACAGACGGGCTACTGGGGGTTTACAGTCACCTTGGCGATGCCGTCAACGAACTCTGCGAACAGGCTTACGCCCATCAGAGCAAAGCAGTCAGAGATCGCTCTGTCGTAATTACCCTGGGTGTGGAATCCGATGAAGCCGGTCTCTGCGTCTGTCGTGTACTCGAGACCTGCCTGTGCGAACTCTGAATCGCCAGGATCTACATAGTAGCAGTTCAGGTTATTGAACGGGGTCGCATAGATTTTGCCGCTGTCTACCAGTGTGTCAGGGCAGAGGAACATTACGTCCGCTCCCATGAAGTTCTCGACATAATCCATACCGAACGCAGTCTGCATTGTTATCTGAGCCGCACCCAGATAGTCATAGGCATCGAGGATGTTCACGAATACCGCAACGCCTGTCGCTGCCTTATGCATCGTCTTGAACTTGTTCTTGACTGAGCCAATTGCCTTTGCAACACCTGCCTGGAACGTTCCGACCGTCGCGGTCAGTGTTCCGTTTGCGAGCTGTCCATAGAAGTCTTCCACGATGACATCCTGCAGGTCTACCTTGAGTTCATCGTCTGTGTCCTGTACTGATGCCGCATATCCCTTCTCTGCGATCGCTTCCAGGGATACACCCTTCTTATACTTCTTAATCGTGACGGATCCGGCATCCACCTCGTTTACGGTATATTTGCTGTACGGGATCAGATCCCCTTCGTTTACGGAACCGGACTGCAGTGTTCCGGATACCACCTTCTTCTTCAGCTTAGTTCCGTTTTCCTTCTTGATCATGTTGGAAATTCCTAAAATGTCCAGAAGCGCCTGCAAATCTCTTGAAAAGCTCGATACGAAATCGATTTCTCTCGCTGCAGTTGCGATCTCTGTTGTTCCTGTCATGTTTGCTGGTGCTGAAAACAGCTGTAATTTATCTTTTCTCATTTCTTTCTCCTTTTACTGAAATAGTTCGATGTTCTCAGCGATCAGTTTCTGCCTTTCTGTAGGGTTCTTGATCGCCATGATCTCTTTCTTGGTCAGCGTTTTGCTTCCGCCGGATCCGCTTTTCGGCGTCCCGCCTTTAAGCTTATCTCCGACAGCTTTGGCCACTTCCGCCTTAAAGAGCTTCGCGAACGATTCAGCATTCTCCTGTGTTTCCGCTTCATCTGCCGAAACGATCGATGAAAGCAGTTCGTCCGGTACCGTGACATCTGCTTTTGCCAGCGTCTGGCGGGCCAGATTCCTGTTCTGAGCGAGTTTTTCTTTCGCTTCATAATCTCTTACCTTTTCCTCCAGTTCTGCTTTCTCTGCTGCCGCCAGCTCCTCAGCGGACATCTTTGCTTTTGCCTCCGCATCCTTGATCTTCTTTTCCTGCTCTGCCTGCCACTTTGCGAATTTCTTGCTTATGATCTTGTCAAGGTCTTCGTCCGAATACTTCGGTTCCTTCTTCGGATCACTTTTCGGATCCGGATCGCCCGCAGGGTCTGTGCCGCCTGCCGGGTCTGTTCCTGCAGGATCTGCGCCACCAGCCGGATCGTCTGCAAAAAGCTGTAACCAGTTCTGAAATCTTTTCTTTGCCATATTGTTTTTCCTCCATAGTTTTTCAGTTGCAATGCTTAACTCCACGTAGCTTATAGCTTCCACGCCTGGCTCTTCCGTAAGGTTTATCGACGCTCACGCCTGGTCACTCTCACATGGTCCGGAAACTGCTCTTCGATGTTCTCCGCACCAATGAAAAAGCAGTCTATCAGAAGCTTCGTATCTTCCGTCGGACTGCCTACTTTGACATTCACGTATCCGGGTTCCATTGAATAGACTGGTGTGTTCGGTGTCAGTTTCTCGATCGACAGTATCAGCTGCTCGACCAGCGCCGTTATCCCGGCACACACGATGTCCCGGCCGGCCTCGTCATAATCCGCGTGGCCCGCGATGGTTATCCCGTTATGATCATGGTGGATCCGGATCATCCTCTACTCCTTCCATGTATCTCTCGAATTCTCTTATGTCGTTTCCCTGATGGCGGGCGACCACCTCGCCATCTCTGAACAATATGAAAAACGGCACCTTCGTATACAGGTACCGCTTCATCACTGCAGGACTTTTCTGCAGATCGACCTTGGCGGTCTTGATCTGATGTTCATACCCGAATCGTTCCAGCCTCTTCGCTCCCGGGATGCATGCTTTACACCAGCTGGTTCCGAACATAATTAGCGCTGTTCCGTCAGATATGAATCCGTCAAAGGTTCTGTCTCTGAGCTCTATCATCTTTCCTCCTACATGCAGTCCGCTTCGGCAAATGCTTTTGCTATCTTTGGGAATTGTATCGCCATCCAGTCCACCAGTTCCTCATTGTATGCCCAGCTGTTCACATCTAGTCCAGACTCAAACAGGAAGGCATGCAGCAGTTCGTGTCTGATTACCTGCTTGCGATATTTCTTCAGATCTCCCTTCACGAAAACATCATTCTCCGAATCTGACATATCATCGATCACGCAACGTTTCTCGCTGGTATCTGCATATCCGTCATTACCGTCTGCGAACTTTGGATCTTCACTCTTTGGTATAATGTCAACTGTGTATTCCTCTCCGAGTACGTTTATTTTCATGTTACCTCCATAAAAAAGCACCCGCTTTGGGTGCTCTCAAACATTATTGCTTTTACAGCATGCCTATCACTGCGTCCAGAGCAATTCTGAATGCTTCTCCAGGCTATCTCATCTAGTACTGAATAATCTCCATATCATCCTTCGCCAATACTCTCCTCCTTAATTTTCTGAATCATTGGCATGTATTTGTCCCTGAGCTTTTCATAAGGTTTCTGAGATAATGCATCATCATGACAACTAAACGTTGTACCGATACGTTTTCTCGGTGTTTCAGATATCCTGTCTATATCTTCGTGCCATGCGTTCATGATTGCATTAATTCTTCTCCGCTGATCATTTGTTAATTTTTGTTCGCTCATATCTTACATATCCTCTCTTCATCAGCCCGAGGAATCCTGCATGCTGCATTTCTTCACCAAATTGAACAAACTCCAAAGCCCAATGCTGCACATCAGAATACGTCACTTCTGAAAATTCCTTTATTATGCTGACCTTGTAATTATAATCCCGATTCACCGCCCTCAATTCTTTGATTCCTGGGTGTTCGCGGATAAATTCAAAGTCGTTTTTCCCAAATGACACAATACCATTTGATATCGGATGGTTGTGTGTTATGCTTGCACCTACCAAATCAACACCAAAAATATCCGCTCCTTCAGGTCCGCCGATAAAATTATACACTTTTCCGTCAGCAGTCACAACTATGGCATTCTCGTTCGGGAGGTTTCGTATCATGTTTCCGTAATACTCCATCGCTGCTTCAGTCTTAGACGGATCAATCTGCCCTATATACCTTCTTGTCGTTTCACCTGCTCCTCCACCGGCTCCAGCTCCAAGTCGTCCCGCAATCTGTTCCGCTTCATCAGCTGCGCTTTGTCCATGCCTGGCCACGTAATCATCCATCCAAGCATCCCAATCATCGACTTCTATCGTGAAGGTGCAACGGCACCACGGGTGCATCGGCGGGAAGTTCTCTCCCGGGACACGCTTTTCAATCGGTATCGGTTCTCCATCTTCCACCTCTCTGCAGATGCTGCACACTTTATTGTCTCCAACCGTTGACAGCTTATAATACTCAAAGTCTTCCTCGAACGGCATGATCGATGATTCCGCCATCACATAAGTGCCCTCCGTGTACACCAGTCGGTATGCATCCTTCTTGCTGACATTCTGAAGCCGCTCCTTGATGTTCTTCGTTAGGTTGGCGTAGCTGTCGCCTCTGGCGAAGCCCTGTGCGAGATCTCTGTTCAAATAGTTCGTAAGCTTTTCCTTGTTCTCCCAGATCCTGTCCGAGAAGGACTTCCCGTCTGCCCACGGCACTCCAACGAACCTCTCCATAATGTTTCTGTTCATGGAATAGAACGCGGATCCGAAGCCCATTGCCTCGGCAGCCGCGTTTGCTCCGCGATATGCTGCGTTTATTAAGTGGTCTCGGATCAGTTCTTGTTCTTTTGCCCCGATCTGAAGCTGCTGCAATTTCACAGACCACTGCAGACCTTCCAGTCTGTCCAGCTTGTAGATTGATTCTCTGATCGGCAGCAGATCCTTATACTCCGGATATTTTTTTGCAAATTCATCCATCTGTTCGATCAGCAGCCGCTTGTCTTCCGGCGACAGCTTTTCAAGCAGTTTACGGTACGCAATGACATTGTCTTCACCGTACATCTCGTAATAGGCTGCGATTTGCCTTTCGATACGCCTGGCTTCTTCTTGATACATTTTGGCGAGCCGTTTCTTCAGTGCCTCCTCGTCTTTTTCGAGTGCTCTGTTCAGTTTCTCCTGGCGTTTGCTCCAGTAACTCATTTGTCGTCCTCTTTTTGCTCCGCTTCATCAGCATCCGAATCCGCTGTTCGATTGGTCGGGTAATCGGTCTCATATCCTTCCATATCCTGTTCCGCTTCAATTCGCTCCAGTTCCTCTTTGACGTTATCTACGATCGACAGCGTCTTCAGTTGTGTCTCTCTGCTCACGATACCGGCAAGGTTGCCCGCAATCTGTGATTCCTCAAGGTCGTTGCTCGGATAGTTCAGCGTGAACTGGTATTTCAGCGGGACCCATGCATCTGCAGGCATCTTGCTCTGCGGGTTCGAGAATATAAGTTTGTATCTGCTGTTCATCCCGGAGGTGAACTTTCTCTCCTTCGTCTTGGCCAGATTGCTCATGGCCTGTAGCTTGTACTTAAGTGCTACCCCAGTCGCTGATCCGAAATTCTCGTCTGACAGGTTGGCAACCATGCTGATCTGGAATATCAGCTGCTGGAGTCTGTCTATCAGATGCTCCTGGGATGTGTCACCGTCAGGCTTCTGAAGGAACTCGACGATAAGCTTGTCTACGCCTTCTCCTTTGAAGTTGATGATTCTGTTTCTCCGAATGTCCCTGATGGTCTCATTGTCCACTCTTGCACCGAGTATCTTCAGGTAGGCATCTGCAAAATAATCTACGTCGTTAGCCTTTTCCGAAAGAGCCTTGTTGAATGCGTCGATCATGGAAAGAACCGGCTCGAACAGTCCAAGGCCCTCCTCGTTCTCTCTGTATTCTGTTGCCGGCACTCCTGCAAATCCGTGCGGCTGCCAGTCTCCTTCCCATAGCAGTGCAGGGTTCCTTTTGAAGTATCTAACCCCTTTCTCATCAGAGATCGATCCATGAAGCACATTGTGCCTATCTCTGTATGTCCTGACGAAAAATCTGGGTCTCTCAAGTATTGAGTCGTCGAATATCATGAATGCATCCATCGGAGATACATAAGTGATCCCGATCTGCGCATCGTCGTCCACGAAATACAGTTCGTATCCTCTGCCGAAGATATCGCAGAGCTTCGACAGTTCCGCGTTGTTATCATCCTGATCATTGTATCCATCAAGAAACTCGATGTAGCCTGCGACCGTTTCATCATCGGCCAGAACCTTGATCGGGATTCCAAGGAAGAATCCGTTCATGGTGTCCACGATGTATTTCGCGAAGTTTACTGCGATTCTGTTGTCAGGCTTCCAATCCGGCTTGGCCGCTTGCCGGAAGATCCGATAATCTGTCATATATGCCTGCCAGAGCGGTCTCAATCTCGCATTGACCTCTTTGTCGTGGAGCACCAAAAACCGCTGCAGCTCTGTCATCGTCAGTTCCTCGTCTTTTCCCAGCTTGTAGATGTATCGTCCTGTCTTCATCCTAGATTCCCCCGTGCACTGGAACATATTCCAGCTTGTTCTCTATCTTCCTCAGCAGACTCGCTGCGCTGTCCGGCGCGTCGTCGTGCTCTGCAAACTCTGTGTAATCAAGTATCTCTGCCATGTATTCCGGATCGGTTTCAGGCAGCCATCTAATCCTATGCCAATTCTTTCTCAGGTATGTGGATATCTTCACGAACTTGTTCATCGATTCCGTGTACGAGTCCACGAAGAATCCCATATCTCCCAGATCCCTGGCCAGATATCCCTTGTCTGCATTCTTCTCGCAGGATATCGTCCCTGCCTGCAGCTTTTCATGCCAGAATGCTATCTCCTGCAGGCAGTCGTCGATGTGTCTGTCCCAGCGTTTTCCGAATCCGTAGATCAGTCCGTCTTCCGTTTCACGGAATACCGTGTAGGCCGTTCCGTCGGATCCGCCGTAGGATGCATCGATGTGCGCTACTCCTCCGAATATCTTTTCGCCCGCTTCAGCCGCTTCAACGAAGCGCGGTTCTCTGAACATCGCGTTCCTGTCTGCTATGTGCTTCAGCTCATAGTTTGCTGCAAATAAAGAATCCGTCATCTTCTGACGGATCTCGTTCAGTTTTTCTCTTGTGATCAGCCCTGTGCTGTAACAGTCGAACTTCACCACGTTCGGCATGATCGATATGGCATCTTCCTTATGCCACGGCGTTCCTGTGTTGAATATCCTGCCGCCCATGTTCTTGACGTTTTCCAGTTCCATGTACTGGAGTTTCGTCTGCTCCCTCTCGGGTCTTGACGCTCTGTCTCTTGTATTGACGATGTCGTCCGTGAAAACGATGTCTGCATGCTTACCTGTCAGAGATGCCTTGATTCCTATCCCCAGAAGCTGCGATGTTCCGCCCACCTGCAGGGACAGGTTCGTGCTGATCTTGAATGCACTCTCTTCGGTTATCACGAGATCTGTTCCGTACAGCCGCTTCACGATGTATCGGAATGTCTCTGTCTTCAGAAATTTCGCTACGGTCTTGATCACTTCGATCACGTCATCGTCTGTCTTCCGGAGAAATATAATATTCTTCTTCGGCAGCATGATCATGATCAGCGTTATCGCAAATGACAGACACGTCGTTTTATAGGATCCTCTGTGGCCGAGCAGTGTCTGATCATCTTCCCCAAAAGCCATCATCCGGATCCATTCGTTGTGGATGTCTGTAAGCAGATCCAGGCCCAACAGTCTCGCATACTTTACCGGTTCCCGCTTCAGCGACCTGACCAGCCTCTCATCCATCGTTCAGTATCTCCTGGATCTTCTCGGCCGCTTCACTGACCGGAATTCCCACAT